TCGGTTGGTAATTGGTCTACAATAGAACCACTTAAAATAGTACTCCCATCTGTAATTTGAGTTGAGCCACTTACTACACCACTTGGAAGTTGATTTATAATAGAACCACTTAAAATAGTACTTCCATTTGTAATTTGAGTTGAGCCACTAACCACACCATCTGGTAATTGTGAAGAACCACTAATTACTCCACTTGGTAATTGTTCTGAACCAGAAATTATCCCACTTGGTAAAATATTTTCTACTTGAGATGAACCACTAAGTGTTCCTTCTGGTAAAAGTTCAGCTACTTGAGATGAACCACTTACAATATTACTTGGAACTGATGATATATCCGAATAAGTTATTTGAGATGAACCACTTACAGTACCACTTGGTAATTGAGAACTTCCACTTATAATACCACTTGGTAATTGAGAAGAACCTGAAATTACTCCACTTGGTAATGAAGATGATAAATCTATTGAATCAATTGAACCACTAACTACATGAAGATTGTTCCATTTTTTTGTAGTTGAACCTAAATCATATGTGGCATCTGTTTTTGGAATTAAATTAGAATCAAGTTGACCCGATATTGTAATATCATCAGTAACATCATCTCCTAAGATAATATTTCCACCAATTGTAATATCACCACTAAGTATAGCGTTTGAGGCAGTTAAATCACCAGTAATAGAAAATGAACCAACATTTGATTCATCTAATTTTGTAAGTTTAATAACTTCAGTACCAGATTTACCAACGACAAGAATATTTGAACCAGTATCGAAGAAAGGTTCTGCTATATTAGGTCCTTGTGAGATGTAATTACTTGTTGAACCCTGTCTTAATTGTAATATTGCTGCCATTTATTAACTCTCAGATTTATAGTTTATACTACTTGAGTCCATGCTCCATTGTAGAAAAATAGATTAGAACCAGATACTGCTAAATCACCAATATTACCACTTGGTAATGGGTCTTGTGCAGCCAAATTCATAGAATCTGTTATATTAACTGAACCTGTAAATTCAGAACCACTTACTATTGCTTCTGTATCTAATTTTGTTTTTATTGTAGTATCAATAGATGAACTAAATGAATTTAGATTAGTAATCTCAGATAAGTTACTAGCAATATCAACTGCTAATGATGAACTTAAACTTGAAGTTGCTGAATTTACTTCTGCTTCTGTTGCAAATGTATCATCTAATGATGTACTAAATGATTCTTGTGCATCTAATCTTGAATCAAACGATGCCGAATCTGTTGTAAAGGTACTTTCATTTAATAAAGGAATCCAATTACCACCATGAGCAAAATATCCTTTACCAGTTCCATGTACATGAGCGAACATACCATGATAAGTTCCTGCTGCTGGTAAATCTCCTTCAGTTGAGTAAACGTTACCAAATAGAACTTTGTTACCATTCATATCTAAATCATTTGATGTGAATGATGAACTGTGAGATTCTTGTAAATCTAATCTTGTTTCGTGGTCTGAACCTGTTGCGAATATTTCTATCAATCTTGTATCGATTGAACTACTCATCGGTCCTTCTATTGAATCTAATCTTGAATCTACCGATTGTGAGTAATCTGCAAAGTTTTCGTTTGATGAAGAGAGTAGGGTAGTACCTCCAAATGAAGAACCACTAATATTACCCTCTACTTGTAATTGTTTGTTTAGTTGGAACGAATCATTACCAGATGAATATAAGATTGTTGCATCTGCTCCATCGATTGTAATTCCACCACCATTTGCTGCTGAAGCATCTGCTGCTCCACTTGCAATTAAAATATTTTTATCTTCTACATTAAGTGTAGAAACATTAAGTTGTGTTGTATCTCCTTGAACTGTTAAATCACCAGTAATTGTTGTATCACCAGTTACAGTAAGAAGTGAACCATCAAATGTAAGATTACCACTATCTTCAATTTCACCACTTGTTCCAGCGAGTACTACTCTACCACTTGTTAAATCTTGTACATTAAGAGATGATAGTGTTGATTGTGAATCAACATCTAATGTTCCTAATATTTGTGTATTACCACTTCCTTGTTGAACTGTAAAGTTACCAGTTCCTATATTGAGTTCTGTACCATTGAATGTGAAGTTTACATCATCTTCTATTTCTCCACCTGCTCCAACGATTACTACTCTGTTATCTGTTAAATCTTCTACATTAAGAGAAGCGTGAGTTGATTGTCCATCTACATCAAGTGTTGAGAACATTTGAACTGCTCCACTAATAAAGGTGTTACCATTTGATACTTGAACTTTAAATCTTTCTAAATCTCCTACGATAAAATTATTACCAGTAAATCTAAAGTATTGGTCATCTTCTATCTCACCACGATTACCTGCTATTACAATTCTATCTTCAGTTAAATCTTCTACTTTTGCAGATGCAAGATATGCTGCTCTGTTTACTGTTAAATCTTGTGAAGCTGTCACTCCACCTACTATGTTTACAAAATCACCATCCCAAGTGAATTCATTTTGATTATCTAAAGTTCCAAATACATTTGTAAATACAATACCATTATCAATTGCCAATGCATTATTCGAAATAGAACCACTAATTTCCATACCAGCACCATCGAATTGAAAACTTGCTCCACTACCTACTTGATGAAAATCACTATTTGATAAGTTAAAATCATTACCATCGTAAGTTAGATTTGAATCATCTTCAACTTCACCATTAACACCTGCGAGTAAAACTCTATTATCAGTTAAATCATCAACCCTAAGAGTTCCAAACTGACCTTCACCATCAACTTTGATATTACCAGTTAAATCAATATGTGAGCCAGAAAGAAATCCAGCGTTTGTACCATCTTTTTGTAAAAAGATGTTTCTATATCTTTTTGCTGTTGTACCTAAATCATAATATGCTATTGTAGAATTTGGAGTTGTTGAACCTGTTATATCATTATCGGGTACAATAGAACCACTAAATTCTGATTGTACTCTTACTACATCATCATCTGAACCTGAACCTAAAAATAAGTGTCCTTCTAAATGTAAATCTCCTTCTATAAAACCACTACCACTAACGATAATGTTATTATATAGAATCATGTTTGAACCAGTATAGTTACCACTGGTTCCATCAGAACCACTTGTTAACCAAAGTGAACCTGTGTTTGGTTCATTTTTTGTGAAATTTCTATTTGCTTGTGAAAGTTTTACTAACGTAATCCAATCTGCATCAGAACCAGTACCATCTGTTGTTCCAAGTTGGAGTGTATCTCTACTTGTATCAAAATATGGTTCAGATACATTGGTACCATAACTATTAAAATCAGTTAAAGCTCCTCGTCTTAATTGTAATATTGCTGCCATTTAATTTCTTCCTAATTTATTACATATAAATATTGATGATTTGAATAATTGATTTTTTAGAACACATCATTACTAATATAAGTATGAAAATAAATAAAGATATAAAAAAACCCCCACATTTCTGTGAGGGTTTTAAGTTAAATATCAGTATATTCTTAGAATGTACCTCCATCGAGTGCATTACTTGCAACGAAAGCTGAACCATTCCATTGAATTACATCTCCTGCTTGTGTTGGTACAATAGCAGTTAACATTTTGTTAGCATCTGCGTAAATAAACGAATTAGCGTTAGTTAATCCACTTACAATTACATCACCACTAAATGTAGCATCAGTACCATCATCAGTTAATACAGAATCAACTAATAAACCATTAGAATCAGCCTTAAGAACTGTGTTAGCAGTTGGAGAAGCGTTTAATCTTGCAAGTTCTTTTTCACTTCCAAGAGCCCCAGCTGTCCAATTATCATTAGTACCATTCCATATTAATGAACCACTTACAGTAGCTCCACCAGTTGAATCAGTAACTTGTAAACCAGCGGTAGTTTGTGCACCACCATAGTTAAGTTCTAATATATTATCACCGATGTTTACAGTAGTTGAATCAATTGTAGTAGTACTACCTAATACTGAAAGGTTTCCAGTAATTACTGCATCTCCACCAACAGATAAGTCAGTAGTTATCGTTAAATCGTTACCGATTGTTACATCAGAAGGTAAACCAACAGTATAACTTGCTCCACCACCAAGGGCTTGTGCAGTTGTACCAGTGATTTCGATTTCATTTGTAGTTCCACTAACAGAAATGGTTGTGTTACCTTGTACTGCAGTTGCTGCAGTAGAACCATAATCTACATCAAGTTGTTGATTAGATAGTGAATAAGATAAACCATCACCAGCAGTATCAGCGTTTAAGTTTGCACCTAATACACCACCACTTGAATCTACACCATTACCTGATATTAAAGATACATTACCACTCGATACACCAAAGTTAGTTGATGAGAATGAAGCGATACCTTTAGCAGATGTTGAACCATCTCCCACCGTAATAGTTACAGTATCAGTTGCAACTGCTGTTGATACACCAGTTCCTCCTGCGAAAGTAAGAGCTCCATTTAAAAGAGCTACTGTATCATTTGAACCATCAGAACCACTAACAGATAAATCTGTTGATAGACCTGAGATACCCGAACCATCACCTACGAATGAACCAGTAAAGGTTGAAGTTCCAGCAGCATCACCGAAGTTATCACCACTTACTCTACCACTACCGAAATCAGTAGCAACGTTAAGTAATTGGCCTGAACCAGAGATTACATTTCCACTTGCTGCTTTGAAAGTAGTAGCGTTAATTTGAGTTCCATGGATTTCTGCAAATACTCTTGAAGAAGAACCTAAATCAACTGAGTTATTTACATCAGGAATAATATCAGTTGCAAGTTCACCACTAAAGTTAATTGAATCACCAGTTGCATCACCTAAAGTAATGTTACCACCTAAAGTGATATCACCATCAATTTGTGCATTACCAGTCAATTTCAAGTTAGAACCTGAGATATCGTTTGTAAATACACCTCTATATGCGTAAACATCTAAGTTACCTTGTGCAACGAAATCACCATCGGAATCAATCTGCCATGATTTACCAGCCGTATTATCAGCTCTAAATTCAAATCCATATCCACTTGATGCGATGAAGTTTACTAAACCATCACCAGAAGTTGCGTATTGTTGATAAACAGTTGCACCGCCTAAATCTTGTGTTACGATACCAGAAAATCCAGCTGATGTACCATTGATGATTAATTCACCATTAGCTCCTGCTGAAGTTGGTGTTGAATCATTAATTGCAATTGTTGAAGTTGCAGGTAATGAGTAAACAGATGCTCCATCGATTGTACCATTTGATGCGTGCTTGATAAGAATTTCACTTGCAGCTGCTGCAGTAGTTACTTGAGAAGAACCAGAAACAACACTACTTCCACCTAATATTTGAGATGAACCAGACATTATACCCGAACCTTCAAGATTCAATTTAGTATAAGCAATTGCCGCATCTGATTTAATATCATTGTTAATAATTGAATCAGCCGTAATTGCTGCAGTTCCACCAGAACCGATAGTAACATCACCACTAATATCTGAGAATACTTGAGATGAACCTGAGATTACACCAGCCGTATTATTAATATCAGTTACTTGAGAAGAACCTGAGATAAGTCCAAAGTTTCCACCAGATGTTAAAATCTGAGATTCTGAACCAGCTTTACCAGCTTTCCAATAATCATTTGTTGTATCCCATAGTAAAGAACCACTTGTAGTTGAACCACCAACTGCATCTTTAACTAAAAGACCACCATTTGCTGAACCAGCTCCGTTTAATTCTAAAATATTATCTTGTATCTGTACAGTTGTTGAATCAACAATTGTTTGAGTACCTTGAACTTCAAAGTTACCAGTTACAGTTACATTACCAGTAAGAGTTGGATTATCAGCAATACCTACTGTCCATCCTTTTATTGCACCTACTGAATATAAATCAACAGTTGTTTCATTAGCTACAGGTACAATTCTAATTGCATCGTTTTGTAAATCAAGTAAATTAGATGAACTACCATCAGAAACTTGTAAATCAGTTGCAAGACCTGTAAGTCCAGCACCATCACCTACGAATGAACCTGTTAAGGTTGAAGTTCCAGCTAAATCACCAATTTGTTCACCACTTACTCTACCACTACCAAAATCGGTTGCTACGTTAAGTAATTGTGCTGAACCAGAGATTATACCTGAACCATCAAAATCTAATTTAGTGTGAGCAATTGCTGCAGTTGCGTTAACATCAGCGTTTACAATTACACCAGCTTCAATTGCTGCAGTTCCATCAGAACCGATAGTAACATCACCACTAACATCTGAGAATACTTGAGATGAACCAGAAACTACACCATTACTTGCATTTACTACTCCAGTAAATGTTCCAATAAATGAAGAGTTTGCAGTTGAACCAATTGTTGTTCCATCTAGTTGAGTTGAACCAGAGATTACACCAGTTGGTAAACTGTCTATTACTTGAGAAGAACCACTAATTACACCATTAGTTGCATTTAATGCTCCAAAAAGAGTAGTTGCGTGTACTTCTGCAAATTTATCAGTTGCAGAACCTAAATCTAAAGTGTTATTTGCGTTAGGGATAATATCAGTTGATAAATCACCACCGAATGCGATTGTATCAGAAGATGCATCACCAATTGTGATGTTACCACCTAATGTGATATTTCCTTGAATATTTGCGTTACCAGTCAAGTCCATACTTGAACCTGAGATAACTCCTAAGTTAGAGATACCTGTTGTTGTAAGAGTACCACTACCTAAATTTATATTTGTGTTATCTGAGTTAAGCACCGTTGCAATTTGAGAAGAACCTGATATAATACCAGTTCCACCAGTGTTTGCAGTAGCTTGAACTTCAATATTACCAGCTTTTGCTAGTATAAAAAGTTTACTTGTAGTCGTGTTGTAATATGGGATACCATCTACTGAGTTACCATAATCACCACCTGTTAAATCAGGTGTTGATGTACCGTATAATATTTTGTTAGCAGAGGTAGCGTCTGTACCATCACCAAAAAATACCATTGCGGAAGAATTGGTAGCTGTAATACCAGATGAACCCGTTACAATGAGTAGTTCAGCTTTTCTTTTAGTTGAACCATTTACACTTTCCAAGACACCTTTTCTATGTCTTATAATTTGTGCCATTTGTTTTTTCCTTTTTTAAATTAATTAATTAAAATATTCGTTAACCTTTATTATTCGTGGGTCATCTGCCCTCTATCAAACACTATGTAGTGTTATATGTTATACTTTATAAATATATCCTTTTAGTAGAAATACTATATATCCCCACCATCTAAATTTGTTTTTTGTACTCCTTCAGCAAAATGTACCGAACCTGTGTTTAGAGATACCAATCCAACACCTACTGTGATACCATCGCCTTCTCCAACTTCTAAAGTAGCAGTACCACTTGAAGCACCACCTGTTAAACCACCACCGGCTATTACTGAAGTAATATCACCACTACCTCCACCACTACCACCGAAGCCAGTAAATTCTGCCCAAGCTACTGTATCAGTAAATGAAGCGGGAGGGTTAGCTAAAGTTATTGTTGCTTGATAAGTTTTAGTTACATCTTCTACCCATACAATTTGACCATCAGATATTCGTGTAATTGGAATATCAGCCAAATCATCATATTCAGCTACTGTATAAAAGGCACCCTTTATGAATTCGACATCGGCGATTGCAACACCACTACTCGAAGCTGCTGATGATAATACAAGTTTTGAACTATACGATGGCATTTATTTTTTTCCTTTTAATTATATATAAATATTAAACTCCCCCACTTCCACTTGCTGGAGAAACTCCAAGGTAAATTGAGGTTGTTGCTGAAATTTGATTATAGTTTCCTATTACATAGTATGATGTATATCCACCTACTGCTGTATCTAATGTTACTTGGTGTATTCTTGAAGCTTCTATTGTATTAGTACCGTCAATTGTAGTTCCATCAACACCTACCTCTAAAACATATTCACCCACATTACTTCCTGCATAGGCATCTGTCATAGATGTTGGTATTCCGGTCATACCTGATGCTGCTGGGAATATGATGAAGAATCTATTAGTTCCTCCCCCATAACTCATATCACTAAAAGTACCTAATACATCGTGTAGATTTTCACCACTACCACTGGCTACTAAAAGTGCTGTTTGTGTACCACCCCATGCATAAGTGAATGAAGTATCACCAAGTACACCATTTTCAATTATTTTTTCAATGAATCCATTTCCATCGAATGCAACAGTTGCAGCTGCAGGGGTTCCACTACCTTCAGCAGCTCCTAAATTGTAAAGATAATTTGTTGCACCATCTCCAGCGTATTGGCCGGAATTATAAACATAAACTTGACCATAATCTGCTGATGTATCTACCACAATTGTTTCATTTGTTAAAGTTACACTTTCATTATAACTATCTGTTACTGTAATATTAATTGAGTATGTTCCTCCATCTAATGAACCTGTTGGTTGTATTTCAAATGGTGATGAACTTCCTGCAACATTAAATTTATCACCATCTGTTCCCGCGAGGATGAATGTAAATGGTGAATTGTTTTCTGTATCGGTTACTGTTAATGTTCCTGCAGTTGAACCACTTATTGAATTATCACTTTCATAATTTGATGCCGAAGTAAATGATGCAGCAGGTGCTCCATTTGCAAATACAGTTGTAGTTATAGTATCAGTATCAGAATTTCCATATTGGTCTGTAAATGTTATTGTTGAACTTATTGTATCTCCACTTTGAGTTACGGAACCACTAATATCTACACCTAATGTTAAATTACCACTACTATCTACTACAATTGCTGGGTTGGATGATGAGTAAGTTTGAACTGATGGTGAACCATATGATGGTGAGTAACTTACACTTAATTGTGAAGGGTTACCATTATTATATCCAGTCGCATCTCTCAATACATCTCCACTTTCTGCGGATTCTATAATGTAAGAAGTTGTATCTCCACCAAGCGTTCCATCATCTGCTTGTGATATAGTTACTGAACCACTATGAACAGTTGTACTAAATCCATGTACATCTTCTATTGATGCAGTATATGGATAAGTTCCTGCTGGTACTGAAGTTGAGTTTACCAACAACTTCATTTGTGGGGTTGAAATACTTGGAGTGAAATAAGTTGTATTGTATCCACTAAATGATAATCCACCATTTACAATTGTATCACTTTCAGTATCAGTAAGATTTAATCTTACTATTTCCGATGAACCAGTTGCTTGGTTTGTGTTTTCATTAAATGTTTGAGTAGATGATACAGTAGGTGCATTATTTTTAGTAACGTTTACCGTTATTGTATCACTACCATTATTTCCATATTGGTCAGTCCAAGATATAGTAGGAGTAATTGTAGAACCATTTGTATTTCCACTACCACTTATATCAGTACCAACAGTTAAGTTACCACTTGAGTTTACAGAAATTAATGCGTTATTTGAGCTAAATCCACTAGCAATCTGAGAACCATAATCTGGAGAGTACGTTACTCCAATATCTCCTTGAGTACCAGTTCTACCATTTGAATTAGTTCTTATTAATGAACCATTTGTTGCAGATTCAATAATGTAGAATGTACCATTAGTTGTAATAGTACCATTATTTGCTTGAGTTATTGTTAAACTTTTATTGTATGTTGTTTGCTTACTAAAGTTATCTGTTACGATTACATTATAAGAATATGTTCCTCCTGATAAATCAGAAGATGGTTGTAATTCCCAAGATGTACCATTAGCGTTTTGTGATACCACATTAAATGAACTTGCATCTGTACCGCTAAGTGTTAAAACATATGGAGTATCTGATTCAGTATCACTTACACTTATATCTACCAATGAAATACTACCAGTTGCTTGGTTACTATTAAAGTATGAACTGTTTTCACTAAATGTTGCGGTTGGTGCTGCATTTGCAAATACATTAACAGTTAAAGAACCACTACCTATATTACCAAATTGGTCTACAAAAGTAATATTTGAACTGATTGTATCACTACTACCAGTAGATGAACCACTAATATTTAATCCTAATGTAATGTTACCACTTGTATCGATATCAAATGCTTCGTTTGATGAAGTATAAGATTGTACTGATGGTGAACCATAATCTGTATATGAAACTGAAAGTTGAGAAGCGTTACCACCTCCGAAACCAGTTGCATCTCTTAATGAATCTCCATTTTCTGCTGATTCGATAATGTAAGAAGTTGTATCTCCTCCTAAAGTACCAGTATCTCCTTGTGCAATAGTAATTGTTCTACTACTGTAAGTTGTTGATTTAGAATACTTATCAGTTACAGTTACATCGTATGTATAAGTTCCACCACTTAAATCTTCACTTGCTTGTAATTCCCAAGATGAAGAAGCAGCGTTTTGAGGTACTGCAGTTAATTTACTTGCATCAGTTCCACCAATTGATAATTGATATGGAGTATCCGATTCAGTATCAGAAATTGAAACTGAAACTAAGTTCGTTCCATTTGTTGCTTCATTTGAATTGAATATACTTGATTGGTCACTAAATGTTGCAGTTGGTACTCCATTTGCAACAATTGTTAAACTTAAACTATCAGTAGTTGTTGTACCGAATGTATTTGTAAATGTAATTGTTGAATCTAATGTATCACCACTTTGAGTTACTGAACCACTTAAATCTAATCCTAAAGATATAGTACCAACTGAATTAATTGATATTGCTGAATTTGATGAACTCCAAGTACCACTTTGGTCTGAACCATAATCTGCTGAAGTAGAACCATAATCTGTTGTTTTTATAGTTGTACCACTTAATTCAGATTCTTTGATATATGGTCCTGCTGACCAGTTATCTGAAAGGGTTGCTGGTGTATCATCGGTAACATTAATTGTTATTAACGATACTGCTGAATCATTATTGTATGCATCTGTTATTTGAACTCTGTAAATATATTCATTAATTAAATCAGAGTTTAGATACACACCTGTTTTTCTTGTTACAATACCACTCGTACTCATTTGGAATGGATTTTCATGTGGGTCTGTTAATTGAGCCGTTCCACTATAAGAACCACTTGAAACTATTGAATCATCTAATTGTAATTGATGTAATTCAAAGTTTTTAAATGTTATAGTATCACCTTCATTATCAGTAGCTGATATTGAACCAACAGTTGCACCATTTGAACTATTTTCATTTATAGATGCAAGAGTCTGGTCACTAAGAGTTGGTACTAAGTTATCAGTTACATTAATAGTAATTGGCAATCCTATAATTGAATCACTATCTTCTGAAGATTCGTAATGTTCATCCGATGCAGATATACTAAATGTATAAGATGTTTGTTGTTCGTAATCTAACGAACCAGTATTTTGTCTAATATCAACATAAGTTGAATATTTTGTTACATCAAAATGATTGTTATCAATTGATGATGAATAAATTGTAATATTATCTCCATTTGCATCTGTGAAGTAAACTCGTTTTACCAAAGTATCATCAGTAGAGTTTTCATTTAGATTTGCAGTTACCGAAGTAATTACGTTACCACTTGTAGAAGTTTCTCTAAATACAGGTGTTGAGTTTGGAGTTACAAATATGTAAATATCTTTTTCAGTTGTAGTACCGAACGTATCTGTTGCAGTTACTTCAACTTTGTGTCCATGTGAACCACCTACTAAATCAGTATTGAAAGATGCTGATGTTGGAGATGCTAATAAAGTCATTACACCATTTGAAGCTACTGAAACTAATCCATCTGTGTATGTATCTGCTGTATCAAATGTTATTGCTTGTCCTTCAGGATCTGTTCCTGTTATTGTTGTTATCGTAGAACCATTTGTTGTATATTCTGCAATAGTTTGATTACCAGTTGTTATACTTGGACCTGTGTTTGGATAAAATACTGCGTTTAAGAATTCTTGTATTGAACCACTTGTACCAGGATTTACTGAATCAGTAAATAAATCTCCTAATTTATCATTAGATATTGTTCTATCACCATCATATGTAGTATCACCACCACTAGCAGATATGTATAAATCATCACCTTCTTGATTTAAGGTTACATTTGTTCCTGCAACGAAAGAGGAACTTACTAGTCCACTTGGAAGTTGTTCTGAACCAGATATTACTCCACTTGGAAATTGTTCCGATGATGAAATTAGTCCACTTGGAATATTTGTTAATTCACTAAAATCAGATGTTCCACTACCAGTTGGTATAGTTACAGTATTACCAGTTGATATTGTTAATTGGTCACCATCAATAGAAAGTGTTTGTGAATCTGTTTCAGAAGTTAAATAAGAACCAGTTGCTGCTTCAATACTTGATAATCTACTATCAGTTGAAGATGTATATGAATTTAATAAACTTGTATCGGTTTTTGAACCACTTAAGATTCCACTACCACCTAATATTTGAGCCGAACCACTTACTACACCACTTGGTAATTCTGAACCAGTTGGTATAGTTACAGTATTACCTGTACTAATTGTTAATTGGTCACCATCAATAGAAAGTGTTTGTGAATCTGTTTCTGATGTTAAGTATGATGCGGTTGCTGCAATTAATGCATCTACTTCTCCTTGTATGGAAGATGTAAATGTATTTAATGAACCAATATCGGTTGGACTTGCACTTACTCCATCGATAGAAGTTGCAATAGATGAACTAAATGCTGTATAATTTTGTGTTTGTGTGATATCAATTTGAGTTGAACCACTTACTGTACCCGCTGGAGCTGCTCCCGCTGCTATACCTTTAATTCTACTATCTACTGATTGTGAGAAATCAGTTGATATTAAATCAGTATTTAAGGTAGATGTTTTTACAACACCTTCTGAAGTTAGTATATCAGTTACACCTGTTTCAAAGTGTGATGATGTTACGTTTAATGTTATTTCTCTTGAACTAGCAATATTACCACCACCATCTAAACCATCGCCTGCTGTAATAACAACTGTTGTGTGGTCTATGTGTTCATCTGCTACATAATTGGTAATATTTCTAAAATCAATTTGCGATGAACCACTTACTAATGTTTTATTATCAAAGTTTGAAGATGATTGAAAAACATTTTCAATTGTAGTTACTAATGATGCTGAAACAATATCCAATGATGATGTTGTTGCAAAAGAACCTGTAATTTGGTCTGAACCACTAATTATTCCTCTTGGGATATTGTAAAGGTTAACATCCCAATCTGCACCACTACCACTTGCTACAATACCATCAATTCTATAATCGAATGATGCAGAATCAATTCCGTATGATGCTGATGTGATAAATCCACCACTATGTTTTGTTACAATCCAATAAGAATCATTAATTCTTGTAGAACCAGTTATACCATTAACATCTAATATACTAAATCCGGCTTCTAATGAACCAGTTTCGTATGATGAACTTACTAAAGCGTGAATTACGACATCTCTATCAAAGTTTGTTATATAAACAATATCACCAACTTCGTATGCTAATTTAGCCGTATCATTAAATTTAAATTTAAATGGTTTATTACCTGTTATGAAATTTTGTGTATCAGAAATTTCACCAGAACCTGATTTTAAATACTTATTGTTCCAAACTGTATTTGATAAGTCATAGTATAATGCTGCTCCTCCTTCTAATCCATCTAATCTTCTATCAATTGATGAAGAATCTAATTGATACGCAGAAGAACTAAATACTTGTAGTGCATCAATACTTTCTGATACTGAAGAACTAAATTCAGAATATGTAGAACCACTTATTACACCATCAGGTAAAAGAGATGATATTTGATTAGAAGCTGATACGATACCACTACCATCTGTTATTTGAACTGAACCAGATATTGTACCACTTGGTAATGATGATACTACTTGTATCGAACCACTTATAACTCCCTCTGAATCTAATTTGGATTTTACATTTGTATCAGTATAATGTACTAAATCACTAATTTGAGATTCTGTAATTGATATTTGAGATGAACCAGATATTGTACCACTTGGAAGTTGCTCTGAACCAGATATTACTCCACTTGGAAGTTGTGATACAATAGAACCACTTAATACACCTTCCGTATCTAATTTTGTTTTTACATCAGAATCAGTATATTTGTCTAAATCTGATATTTGAGATTCTGTGATTGTAATCTGTTCTGAGCCACTAATTGTTCCACTTGGAAGAGATTGTACATAAGAACCACTTACAACTCCTTCTGAATCTAATTTAGATTTTACATCTGAATCAGTATATTTATCTAAATCACTAATCTGAGATTCACTAATTGTAATTTGGTCTGAACCACTAATTGTTCCACTTGGAAGTTGTGATACTAAGGAACCACTTAATACACCTTCCGTATCTAATTTAGATTTTACATCTGAATCAGTATATTTATCTAAATCTGATATTTGAGATTCAGTTATACTGACTTGGTCAGAACCACTTATAACTCCACTTGGTAATTCGGCAATAACAGAACCACTAACTACCCCAAGCGAATCCACATATGTTTGTACATCTGCATCGGTGTACTTATCTAAATCTGATATTTGAGATTCAGTAATTGTTATTTGGTCTGAACCACTAATTATTCCACTTGGGAGTTGTTCTGAACCACTAATTGTTCCACTTGGAACTTCAGTTAAGTATGAAGAAGTTACTGCAGTTAAAGAATCTACCTCAGTTTGAATTGATGAAGTAAATGTATTTAAATGTGAAGTATCACTATGTGATAAATCACTAATCTGAGATTCGCTAATTGTTATTTGGGATGAACCACTAATTACTCCCTCTGAATCTAATTTGGATTTTACATCAGAATCAGTATATTTGTCTAAATCAGATATTTGAGATTCAGTAATTGTTATTTGGTCTGAACCACTAACTATACCAGATGGAAGTTGTGATACTAAAGAACCACTTACAACTCCTTCTGAATCTAATTTAGTTTTTACATTTGAATCTGTATAATGTGTTAAATCACTAATTTGTGATTCACTAATTGTAATTTGGTCTGAACCGGATATTACTCCACTTGGAAGTTGCTCACTTCCACTAATAACTCCACTTGGAAGTTGTGATACAATAGAACCACTAACTACATCTGTTCCATCTAATGTTCTAAGAACAGAACCACTAACTACATCCGTTCCATCTAATGTTCTTAAAACTGAGCCACTTATAACTCCACTACCACCCAATATTTGAATTGAACCAGATACTAAGCCACTTGGTACATTTGTTAGTTGTGTATAATCAGAAACACCACTACCAGTTGGTATTGTGATTGTGTTTCCACCTAATATAGTAAGTTGGTCACCTGTTATAGATAAATTTTGACTATCGGTACCAGTTCCATCCAAAGTTGCGTGAACTGTGATTACATTTGATGATGATGTGATTGTAATATTATTACCACCAACAAATTGTGGAGTATCACCTATTTGAGAATAAGTTATACCAGTAATACCACTACCATCACCAATAAATGATGAAGATATAGCAGATGCAGTAACAGAACCTAATATAGAATTAGAACCAGTTACGATTAAAGAACCGCTGACTAAGAATTCTCCAGTTACTACCGAAGCAGTAACTATTCCTTGTATCTGTTTACTTTGAATAAGTGTAGCCATATTATCTACTCACTATTTTACCCTTTACTTCAAAATCAGTTGTAACGAATGAAGAATCATCCAGTCCAAGTGCTTCTGTAAAAGAAATTATTAAATTACTACCATCATCTGTAACTCCATATGAATCATCTTTTTGTTTTAATCCTAAAAGATAAACATCCACATAATCTTCCAAACCATCTACCGCCACATCCTGAAAAACAAACTTTTTATTTGTTAATGTTAATGAGATAAACGTATTTAATGTAACTATATTGGGTGTGTGAGTAGAGATGAACGTATCATCTATTACTTCATTGACCAAATCTTTAATTCGTTGCCTATCGTTGAATGGAGTTATTATATTTGGCTTTTTCTTACTCATGTTGTTTCAACATCTCCTTCTAATTTTATTTCATCAGAATCCGAAAGATTGTATGGAAAGTGTGTCTTAATAAAATGTATTAAGAAATCCTTACCACCTTGTTCAAAAATATAATCCTTTTCTAAAATATACTGACCATTTATAAATATATCAAAACGTGCGTGTTCCTTACGAAACCCACGAATTTTTAAATCTAAATCTTTTAATTTAGCATTTTCTATTTTAAATACCCAATATAGTGGGTGATGTAAATCATGAGATATTAATTGATATTCATTAGGGTCATGGACCTGTTTTAATAATTTTTGTAAATCTTTTATCATAATTCAATAAACTTTCCAGTTATACCTATTTCATCTGAAGCAGATAGTTCATATCCTAATGTAGTTTCAGTTATAGCAGAGCCAGTATCAAAATTAAATTCAATTTCGTTATTTGTATAAGAACCAGTATATGAATATTTTGTTGGTTTTATATAAACACCATTTATATATACTCTAAACCTATCTGATTCATTAAATGAATCTAATAATTGAACTGGTATTTTAGGTAGCTCAACATTTGTAAGTTTTATTGAATCAGCATCAATAAATGTTGTTTCTTTAGAACCACGAACTGACATAAAATCTATTATATCTGAATATTCGTTATACATCTTTTGTTCTACTTGTGAATTAGTACTTGCACCAGTTCCACCCGTTAAATCCCACTCTAATCCCCAAACCACTTTTTTTGGTGATAAGGATTTCTTATGAGTTGGTTCATTATCAAATTTTTCTGGTAGTAAATAAGCATTCACAGACATTGTAAAGTTTGTTCTTACAATTCTTTGAGAACCTTCTCCAACTTCTGTTGTATTATCGAAGTTATCTATACGAACTCTAAATTTGAATCCACCCTTATCTCCCCAATACTCATCTGTTGCGTATTGGAACGCTTCTACTATCTTATTCATATGTTCTGTAAAATCAGTCCATATCATTACCTCATATGAGATAGTAACATAATCAGGCATTACGATATCATACTTTTGAACAGGTCTTGTTGTACCAGTCATTGCAGAAAATCTATCGTATTTGTGTTTTTTTGAAAATTTAGTAACAGTTGGATATGATACATGACGATTCATTGAAGATGCCATAGTATCATCTCTTGCAATTGAGTTTCTTTTAAACATAATCAACGGAATTTGTAACATTCCATTTTTATCTCTTAGATATCCATTCTTTTGTACAGAAGTCCATCGTTCTGGATTACCATACATTACTGGTACTTTGATTTTTTCATTAAATGCTTCAACAGATGGGACAACCGTATCTATCATGTGCTCAGCAATTGCCAAATCAACATCATAGAGTCTAACACCTTTACCGAGTTCGTTTCCTTCTCGTTTTATCTGTGTTGCTCTGTTAAAATTAACATTTTTTAGTGGGTCTACTGCCATTATATTGTCCTATCATCTATTTGTACTTGTGATTTTCTTACCATATGACAAGCTGCAATTAATGTATTGTTAGTACTTTCAAATGTACTTGAGTTTTTATCGAATATTTCTGGTGAACCACCAATCCATTGCGGTTCTCTTACATTATCTACTTCATAGTAGATGGTATCATATAAAATTACATCACCAATCTGAGGGTAGCCTGCTGTAAGGTTTTGTATTGCTTCAGTTGGTACTAATGTACCATTTATATCTCTAACCTTTGGTACTGCGTAAGAAGTTTCTCTAATTCTCTGTCTGTTGAATCTAAATTCAACTGTACCTTGTTTATCTGCACCAAATCCTTCATAATTAACATTAATTGGCTCTCTATCTACAATTGCCATCATTGTAGAAGGTGCTCTCCATACTTTACCAAGAGATTCACCATATAAATTCGTTTTGGTTTCACCCACAGATACCTTAAACAAGGTTACTGCTTGTTCTACAACATAATCAACCACCTCTTCTGAGATAGTTTTTATGAAATCCAAATCCTTTGAGTTAAAAAACTTTGGCATAACGTTATCCTACATAAATGTTTAGGGGAACTTTCTGTGCAATCTGTTGTTGTTGGTCAACCATTGCAGCTTCGTTCTCCATTCTTACTTTTTTACTCACTTCATTAAGATTTTCTCTTAATTGTTCTATAAGATTATCTTTTTCTGTTTGTGCTTCAGCTCTAAGTGCTGCACCATCTAAAGAAACTTCAGAACCAGGTATTGGTACTGTATTATATTTTTCTCTGATTGCTCCTAACATTTCTTTTGCCAGAGCAAGTGTATATTTTCTAATCCATTGTTTACCAACATCATTAATTTTAGTATATTCTGCAAAGTTATATCCTACGTTTGAGTAATCTGATACTACGTTTGGAGTAATAATGGTTGCAGCTTCTCTTCTATCCTTTACAACTTGATATTCAAACCAAAGATTGTAAGTTGAAGTTGGTTTTGGTAAAATGGTTATTTTATTATTTACAATATTAAATGAATGTGCTGATTTTCTGAATTGGTCGTTGAATTCAATCTGTTGAATTCTTAACATATCCTCATATATTGGCATCATTACAAATTGTGCCGCTGGTGAGAATGAACCAAATCCAAATTCATCAACTAAGTTAAGAGTTCCTTGTCCACTTACTGAGTAAGGGTCAAAGAATCTGTTAATTGCGGGAGTTGATTCATAATATACTTTAGTTACATCGATTCTTTCACCACTTTCACTTACATCAGCGAAAAGTGATTGTAAATCATACTCTTGTGAACCAGTTCCTACTGTTATGTAGTTTTTCTTTACATCAGCTCTACCACCAACATTAGCAAAGTTACCATAAGTCTCTCCTATTGTTACTACATTGTTTAATTCAGAACCCAATACCGATTGACCGGTGTAATTAGCACCAGTTGGTTGCCCTTCTAAAGAACCTAAATTATTTCTTATATTAAATTGGTTTACTTGTGATGAATATTCTGATACTGCTTCTTCGAATACTGCGAAGAAGTTCTCACCTTCTAATTCAACATCAATTATAGGATATCCTAACCTTTTAGCACACCACGATGCAACCTTTGGTGCATCTGATTGAAATAATGAATCTATATCATAAATTCCAAAGGGTGTTGATGAACCCGAAGTAAATGTTGATGTTCCTGTCCAAATTCTTGCTTGAGACATATATTACTCTCCTTAACTTATATAATTATACTACTATAAATATAAAGTATTTAAAAAGGAAAGTATAAAACAAAAAAAGAGGGCCGAAGCCCTCTTAATTTTATCATCACAATTGTAATGACTTACTACTAAGTTTTAATTAACGATTATACGTTAGCTAAATCTTTAACATAGATTTTACCATAGAATTCTGGACGAACCATTTTCTTAGCGTATCTAGTCATTACACCTCTTCTTGGTGTAAAGTTAGTTGGGTCATATACAAGAGGTGTCATGATTAATGGTACATAAGGTGCGTAAACTGCTCCTGTTTCTAGGAAGTTTGAACCTTTAAATCCTAATAAGATTTCGTTAGAAGTCATATAAGGGTTTTTGTACACAGTATATCTGTTTGATAAAGAACCAACAGTAGTTACACCTGCAGCGAAAGATGAAGCATCTTTATCAGCTGAAACTGCAAATCCTGGAATAGATTCTAAAATAGTACAAACATCTGGAGAAGCAACAACGAAGTTTGCTCCACCTCTAAGTGTCAATTGGTGAATCTTGTTAGAAACTTTATTAAGTTTCGCACCAAGAGTTTGGAACCAAGAGTTCTTAGTATAAGCAGCAGAGTTACTACCTGCTAGCCATTGACCAGTTGCAGAGTTGTACTCTTCACCTAATGATACAGACCAGTACTCAGTTGTTAATGCGTTAGCTTTTAACATATCAAGGATTTCAAGGTCAATCTCTAATGAGATGTACTCTGATAACATTGAAGTTAATTCAGCTTCAGCATCAATACTGTGGTATGCATTTAAATCTTGTGCTAACTCAGGAGTCCACACAGCCTTTAGTTTTCTTGTCTTAGCAACAATTGCTTCAGACTTCAACTCAAGGTCAACTTCAGGAATACCTATATCAGTTGCAGGTTCAGATGGAGCGCTATCTTCGAAGTCTCCTCTTTCTGCAGCTGTTGGTGCTTCTGAAAATTTAATTGTTAATCCATCACCTACACCTGCAGTAATATCAGTTACTTTAGCGAAGAATTCAAAGTTTGAACCATTCACTTTAGAATGTGCTGGATAGAATGTATCAGCACCTGCGAAATCAGATGAAGAAACGTAGAAGCTTCTTACACCATCTAAATCAGGTCTAGTTAATACACTTGTTGCAACAGAAATCTTAGCGATTTCACCTGCAGCGATAGAAGCTGAAAGACTTGAATCAAATCCTACTTCTTGCCATGATGCAGTTGCAAAAGTTTGTTCACCAGTTGTAGCTTCATCAGATACATTGTTTACAGTATATCCAAATCTACCTTCACCGTATAAACCATTTACTGCTGAATCAGTTGAACCTAAGTCTGCACCAGTACCACCAAAAAGTGATTTTCCGTTGAAGCCAGGGTTTCCTGCTTGAGCCGTACCATACTTAAAGTCTAAATAAAAGATTAGACCTGAAGGAAGGTTCATTGGTTGAACACTAACGAATTCTTTTGATGCAATTTCACCAAAGATACGTCTTACTAATGGTAGAGCTACTCCACTCCACTCTTCGTTTCCACCACCTGTACCGGTAGCAGTAGCTTCATCAAGCAATTGTTTTGCTTGGTTTTCTAACAATACAGAAATCTGTGATTGTTCTCTTTCTCCTAAACCTTCAAGAAGTCCAGTTTGTTCCCATTTACCTTTCAGTTCTCTAGTTTCTGCTAGCATTACTGATTGTGGGTTCTTTCCTTCTGTAAGTTTAGATAAATCAAAATTTGCCATTTTTTTATCTCCTTAAATTTTTGTTAATTTATTTAATATTTGCAAGTTTCTTAAATCTTTCAGCAATTGAATTAGTTGATTCAGTAATTACTTCCTTAGAGGGAGCAGTACTTGCAACTGACTTAGATGCGAATGATTCGTTGATTTTACTTGCTTTCACTTTTTTTGCAGTTCCATTAAACTTAAATGATTCAGCTAATGTGCTAAATACAAGTTTAACTTCCCTTACGTTACCTGTTCTGTCTAATGTCTCAACAACTTTCATTTTTTGGTCATTGTTTAAGTCATAAGCTCTAAACAGCTTGTTTGTGTAAAGAAGTTTTGCGTTAAGCAAGTTAACTTCATTAATTGTAGATTTAAGTTCCTTGATAGTATCCATTGCTTCTGTAAGCTCTGATTTTACTTCTTCAAGTTCATTAGTTTCTTCTACAACTTCTTCAGAAACTTCTTCAGATTCTTCAATTTCTTCTTCCTCTTCACCGTATCCCATTTCTCTTAGGATTTCGTTAAGGTCGATTTCTTCGTCTAAATCTTCTTCTTCAGATTCTTCACCTTCTTCCATTTCTTCTTCAGATTCCATAGTTTCTTCTACTTCTTCTTCAGCTTCTTCTTCAGAATGCATTTCCTCTTCGTGTGATTCGATTTCATCAGATGCGATATCAGATACTTCTTCTTCCTCTTCATCATCAAGTTCTTCTTCAAGTTCTTTAATGATAGATTCCAAATCAAGTTCATCTTCGTCTGATTCTTCAGATTCCATAGTTTCTTCTACTTCCTCTTCTTTTTCTTCTTCAGCCTCTTCGCTTACTTCAGATACTTCATCCTCATCGGATTCTTCTTCAGTTTCAGTTACAGTCATTGATAATGCTTCATCAACTTCTTTAACTTCTTCTTCAGATACTACTTCTGATTCTTCAGATACAGTTTCAGTTGATTCTTCAACTTCTTCTTTATCTTCTTCTTCAGTTACAGTTTCTTCAGATACTGCTTCAACTTCAGTAGATTCTTCTACTGCTTCTTCTTCGTTTACTTCTTCAGTTGCTTCTACTACGTTTTCCTCATCCATAGTTTCCTCATCTTCTCCTTCCATTTCTGCTTGGAGTTTTTGAGATAGTATAGATTGTAGACGTGGAGTAAATGCTTCTTCAAGAGCAATCTTAGCGTTAGCAATAGCAGTTTCTCTTACAGCTTTAGCATCAGCGATGGCTTCTTTTAACAAATTTGAGTTTGCCATAATTTACCTTTCGTTATTATTATCGTGAAAATATTAAGGGATTTTCAATGTGTGTGTTAAACTAATTGGTTTTTTCGGTCACCCTACATATATTAGTGGGTATTCATGAACCAATGATTAAACCCACAATAGGTGGGTTATTTTGTATATAAATATTACTTATTCATTTTTAACCCATTGTTTTCTATGGATTTCTGTGAATTTTCTTTATTTTTTGTATTATTTTGCTTATTTGGAGTTGTTTTTTTCTTTTTAGTGTAAAATCTAAGAGTAGTATCCCCATCATCAATTTTACCAAGTATAGTTTCTTTCTGCTGTTCTCTAATAGCTTGTTGTTTTTGTTTTCTACGAACTGTTGTGGGTTTTGTGTAGTATCTTCTTTCTCTAAGTTCTAAAAGATGTGCACTATCGTTAACTTTTCTTTTTAACTTTTTTAGTGCTCTATTAATATCTCCTTTGATAACTTTAACACCTACTATTGATTTCTTTTTACTCATTCTCCTTTATTTAAATGTAACATTGTTTTATATAAGTATATATACTTAAAATTTTAAGAACCTTTACCAGTTCCTGATTTTCTTCCCTTAGTATGGGTTGATACGTTTATAGGTTTCTTACCTTGTCCTGCTGATTGAGAACCACCTCTATTTGATTTATTTTGTGCTGCTCTTTTTCTACGAGTTGCAGATTCTTTTTCTTTCTTACTCATAGATTTGGCTTTAGAAGCAGGAACACATTTAGCATATCCTTTTTTCTTACCACTTGTACCACATGGGGGATGTTTACCACTTTTATCTTTTTTACCGATGTTAACCCACTTGGATTTAAACCAGTTTCTCAAATCTTCATTTGTGGTTTCTTCAAATATCTCGTCTATGATATTTTGGAGTTTCATATTAGAGTTTTGCTTGATATAGTGCTTCTTGTTTATCAGCTGAGGTTTTGTATTTCTTAGGGTTTAATTTCAAATCCTTAAGAGATTTATCTAACCATTTTTCAAATACTCCTCTACCATACTTTCTTTCAATCTTATCAAGTATATCGTAGAATGCTGTTTCGGATTTTGCTTTCTTTCTAAAAGCAATCACTTCTTTTTTACTTTCACCAAAAAGTTTGATTGTAAGTTTTTCATTTGGATTACCTGGTCTACCAGCTAATGCCGATGCGAAGTTGATTCTACCTTGTAGGTTTGCTTTCTTAAGAGCTTTGAATAATTTCTTATCGTTTATTCTATTCTTATCAATAAAATCTTGTACTGCTGAACCACGAGTACCAGTTAGTGCTGCAATACCCATTGCTAACTTACCAGCTTCATTTACTGATTCATCGATTGGATTAATTAGTGTGTTTTTTTTGTAATCTAAGAATCCACCATCATCTAATATCTGTTGTAATGCTTTCTTTCCACCAAATGGAATATACGGCATTCCTTTTCCATCTTTCATCCCAATGTATCCTTTTCCTGGTATATGAAATGCAAATCCATTTAATTTAACTGGTTTTCCAGATTTAGTATCTTTGAATCTTTCTCTACTTCCAATTTGCTTGATAGTTAATTTTTTATTTAACATTTTTGTAGCGGAGCTTCGCTTCATCATTCGATATTTGTTTTCGTTTACTGATTCATCGATTGCTTTTGGATATTTAGTTTTCTTTGCTAATTGTAAAAGTTTTTTGATATCTGATGGTTTGTTTCTATTGAACTTATCAGCATTCTTTTTATCTTTGAAGATTGCAGATACTTTTTTACCATTATCATCAATCATAATGATTATACCTTTTTTACCAAAGTGTCTTTCATCAGATACAGATATTCCTTCGTTTACTGATTCTCTTGTTAGTTTGTATCCTTGTTTTGCAAGTGTTCCAACGAAATCACTTAAATCTTTTTTGTTCTTGAAGATTTTTATATCAAAGAAATCACTACCATCTTTGTGTTTCTTTTTTCCATCGTGGTAAGATATTGTGTATTTTGCTTTACCAATGCCATCTTGTCTTTTAAATCTTTTCTTACCTTCGTTCTTCTTATCTTTTTCTTCGTATCCATTTGCGAATGCTGCTTTTCTTTGAGCATCTGATGAGAATCCTTCAATAGCGTATTTTGCTTCTTTAGTATCCCATTCTTTTTTAGACATGGTACCAACAGATTCTATATCTCTTTTAGATAAGATTTTATCAGTATTCTTTTTTAAGAACATATTTGCTGCTCTTTGTGATTTAAATACTTTAAGTAATTTCTTACCTTTACGAGTGTCTATAAATGATACAAATTCCATATTTTTTCCTAACACTTTTTCCAAGTTCCACCTTTACCCTTGTAGTTCTTAGCTGCCCAACCATTAGCGTAGGCAGAAGGATAAACATCAAATTTCTTTTTTGCTGCTGCTTTAGATGCAGACCATTTACCAGCATCAGTAGGACAATTTTTCTCCATTAGAGTTTCAACCTTTTGTCCGAATTCGTAAAGAGCTCTTTCTTGTTCGTTTAATTCGTTTTCTTCTTTGATACGAGTTACAATGTTACCACTCTCAGTTCTTTTAGAGATTGTTACTGCTTGTTCGTTTACTGATTTATCACCACAACCACCTTCGGTTACTCCACCACATCCACATCCACAATCTGATTTAGATTCTTTTATACCTAATCTATCTTTCATCTGGTCCTCTGTGATTTCACCAATCTTGTAATATCTTGAAAGTATGTGTCCCATATCTTCATATAATCCACCCATTCTTTGGTCAAGTGATTTAGCTTCAAGAGCAACTTTATCGAATTGTTTACCCAACTTATCCAATTCACTCATGTTTCTTTTAACTGTGTGTTTATCGAACCAATCATCACCTTCTCTGATAGCAAGTGTTCTAGCTGCTTCTGTTATACCACCAAGTGTTTCAGCTACCTTTACGATATCTGATTTTCTATCCATAGATTCTTGGTATTTGTTGTAAGTAGAAACAATTTCTAAGAAGTGTTTTTTTACTTCATTAGAAAGAGGTCTTTCTTCGTTTTCTTTAAGTAGTTGGGTTAATTTCATTTTGTTCTCCTTATTTAAGTTTTTTAATTAGTTTATCTAAACTAACTTCAACCATAAATTTTGCTTTAAAGACACCTGATAATGGTTTTGCAGGATATCCTAATTTACTTTGAGTCCACTTTGCTAATTGTTCATGTAAAACTCTCTTTTCCTTACCAGAAGTTAAGTAATCACCTTCATCTACTTGTTCCATTTCTAAAGCTAATCGTAACGTCTTTATTCCTTTAGGTTCAAAGTTTATATATAAATCACCATAGCTTGCTTGTGAACTAACACTTACTTTCCATTGTAAGGTTTCCGATTTACCATCTTTACCTTTCAACTTTATTTTGGGTTGTGAAATAATAGGCATGAAACCTTCATTTATAATCGATTCATTAAGTATATCTTTTAGTTTCATTTTATATTCCTCTTAGAATAATTTTTTTAATTTTTTATCACCATAAACATCGGCGAAATACCATTTCTTATCTTTGATGTTATACAAATATACAAATTCTGCCATACCACTTCTATCTGCTGCATCTACATATCCACCAAAATCTTTCATATCACCTTTAGTTGGTTTTCCACCTTTGTAATATTCAATTTCTTTATCATCGAAGATTCCTCTTGCTCCACCCATCTTAATTAACTTAAGAACATCTTTTTCGTTCTTCATGTGTTTTTTAAGACCCGGTTTCATATTAGATGGATATCCATCGTAGTGAACATATGCAGAAACAATCTTACCATTTCTACCAATCACACCAACTTGAGAACGAGTTCCTTCGTTGATTACAACTGATTCGGGTATCATATCTGCCATAGAGGTTGTTGATTCGTTTGTATCATCAATGATTCCTTGTATCTTAGCTGCTAAGTTTTTACTACCATTCATTTTCAAATCAAATGCAAGTGCATCTAATGCAGAAACACCATCCCAACCAGATTCACCAGTTGCAGCGTGTGCTAATTCATCAGTACCTTCAGCAGAATCATAGAATGTAGAAGAATATACACTTGTTTTTTGCCACTTTTCATATTCAGGTGACATGATATCTGGCATCTTAGGGTCTTTTCTTGGGTCATTCGCCCACTCTGGTTTATCTTCTAATACTGCGATTAGTTTTCTTGCTTCAGAATGAAAGTTTGCATCAGTTAGAGCTTCAACAGCTGCTTTACTTATTCTACTTTCGTATTCTTCTTTACCTAACTTCTGTGGAGTAATTCCTAAACTAGCTGCTTTCTTACGAACAACTTTGTTTACTTCAGGATTACCTGGTCTACTATTAGCAGAATCTTTTGGTTTATCATCCTTCTTAGGTTCTTCTTTATCTTTGTTAAAGATGTTTACTTTAGGAACGTCTTTCTTGTCGGTAGGAGAATCACCCCCCTTCGCCGACTTGCTATCTTGTTTATCATGAGTACCCGATTTAATTGCAGAATCTCTTGCATCCTTGGTTTTGAATACAGCAACTTCACCGCTATCTTTATTGATTGCAGTAAATGATTCTTCCTTAAGTAAATTCTTTAAACTAATCATAGTATTATCCTTTTAAACCTGAACCTGCGGGTTCTGTTTTTAATTCTAAAGCAGTATCGTTAACATTTCCAGTTGTGCTTTGCTTAGAACCACCTACACTATCAGATGATAATTTAGCAATTATTGGTGCCGTATATACATTTCCATCTATATTGTTTTTTAATTCTGATTTATGTGGGGATTGTGCCGCATCATATTGTGTTTTTAGTGCCATAGTTTCTCCTATAATTTTTTAGTTTCTTTTTTCAATGTATATAAATCAAGTTTACCATCTTCAGTAATCTTAACATCATAACCAGTTTTTCTAATATCATTATGTCCACCTTTGAATGGAACTGATGCTACATTTCTTGTTACAGTTCCTAAAGTGATATCGTTATTAGATAAATATTTTTTTATATCAAATGCCATAATTTAATTTAATTCTGTTATAATTTCTCTCATCATATCTTGTGATTTACACCACTCGTTACAAACTTCACCTTGTTCTTGAATTTGTTTGTTTACAGATTCATTCATTGGAGTCATAAATGCTCCATGTGTAGATGGATTGGAAACAAAGTCCCAACCTATTAGTTCAAAATCTTCACCTACTTGTACTTTACCACCTGATAGAGGTTCTACTGAACCCATACCTCTTGATGATATACCTAAAAGGATTCCTGCTTTAAGTAGTTCTTTTAAGATGTTACCACTTGGAGTTGGTAGTATCTCAACTGTTCCTACTAAATCATCATTATCCCAATGAATCTCTCTTACGTTATGAGATACGTTCTTTAGATTGATTACAGAAGAGTCTGGATGGTCTAATTCACCAAGAGCACGTCTCTCTTTTATAAGAGTTTCATATTTCTTAGCTTCTCTTTGTAGAATTTCCATTGGATATATTCTACCATTCTGATTTTCTGCACCTGCTCTCTGTAAAATACCTTTAACGATAGTTCTTCCGCTATCATCTTCTTTTACTTTACCTTCGAACAATCTTGTCTCTATTAGTAGTTTATTCATTATGCTCCCCAAGTTTTTCTTCGTTTGAATAAATCAAAAAAGATTGCTGATACCTCTTGTCGAATTAAATTACGAATCAATCTTTCATCTGACTCTGTAATTTCTTCGTTGATTTTATCCATTTTTACATTTTGGATTTCCTCATCAATGATATTATACAATTCTTTTTTAGTCATTATGACTTTCTTTTTAATATTTTATTTACATCTTTAATTCTTGAAATAGCATTTTCCAAATGGTCCATTGCTTCAAGAACACCATCATCTTGTAAAGATTCCATAGCTTCTGAGAAATCTATTTTTAGTGTATTTTGAAGGTTTTTTAATGATTTTTCTTCTTTTTTGAATTTACCCTCAGTTACAGTTTCTTTAACTTCTTCTTTCTTATCATCATCTTTACCTTTTTTCTTATCTAACATTTTTTGAAATGCTGCTTTCTGTGCAGGTGATTGAGCTTCTTCTACTGATTCTTTTTTTGCTCCTCTACCTTTCCAAGTTTTTTCTATATTATTAAAGAATGCTTTTTTTTCTTCATCAGACATAGATGGGATTGATTTACCAGCTTTTTCTAAAGCTTTTTTGAAGAATTCTTGATATTCACTTTCTTCAATCATAGCTTCTCTAACGATTTCTTTTAATTTATTTCTTGATATTTTCATTTTTCGATTTCCTGTATTGTTTTTGCTATATTAATAAGTCTTTCCTTTATCTTATAAATATGTTTATTTGTTCTTTTCCAATACTGATTGGAATCTAACTCATTCATTGTTTTAATTTTGTTGTACCAATTAAAAAACTTTTCAGTTTCTCTTAACTGATATTTTAATTCTTTTAGACCCATTGCCATCTTCTTATGAGGATGCATTGTTTCATCGTTTTTTAATTCTAACCAACGATTTACTGGTCTTTTAGATTTAGCTTCATTTAGTTCTTCATCTATCTTTCCAACTATCTTCATACCAAATTGAGTTGAAATCTTTTTCTTACGTTTCTTATCTTTAGCACCACCATCAGAAAATGCACCAGGTACATTATACCCAGCTACACTAGCGGATGTAGTTGCCTCATCTAATTCATTTTCAATTTCTTGAATTAGTTCTTCAATAAAGTTATTAAGATTTTTTTCCATTGACATTTTTTATCTCCTTAATCAACTCATAAGACATCATTAAAGCTGAAACTTGTGTATCGTTAATTTTCTTACCGATTTTTTGCTTTTTCAAAACATTTATTGTTTCTTTCAACTTTATTTTTGTAATCTTATCCTTCATATTTTTATGTAAACCATGCAATTCTGTAATTGTGTTTACAAGTTCTTTAGAAAAATAGTCACCAAATTTAGATGTATTAGTAATATTATTAATATATTCTCTTAATAATCCTTTTTGTGAATCGTTTAAGTTAGTATATTTTTTGTTAAAGGTTTCCAAAAGAATTTTGTAAGTAAGTAATCTTAAATCTTTTTCTTGTTTTTGGTAATCTTCAACTAATTTTTCTTCTTTCTTTTTTAAAGAAGGAGTTGCATTGGAAATATGCTCAATGATTGTTTGTTTGGAATCAAATACATCTTTTACTTGAAGGATATCATTCTTTTTACCCTCAAAAAGTTTATGTACTGATGCTAGTATTTTGTAATTAGTTACAGGTGAAGCTAATAGATTGTTAATCTCGAAGTTTTCTTTAATAGATTTAACTAAATTAAATTTTTCTCGTTTTAGTCTACTATAATCAATTTTAGTATGAGCTTCTAACACAACATCAATAAACTTTTCAGCTTTTGATTCTGTACTATATTTCTCATTTATTAATAAATTAATCAATCGAAGTTCTTTAGCAAGTTCAGTTTTTCCACTAAAAAATTCTTTTACAATTCTTTTAGCTTTTTCTTCACCGCCATTCAATACTTCAAGTGTTATTTGACGAGTTAATATTTCGAATAGAAAACCCGTATTTTTAAATTTTGAATGTCTTATTTTTTTCATTTTTACAATTTCCAATTACAAATATATAAAATTACTCTATTATAAATATAAATTTATAAAAGATAACCCATTTTTACGATTCATCGATTATATTAGATTCATCTAACATATCTTTCATTTCGTGTAAATATTTACGTTTTGCTGCAATACCGTTGATAACTTTCAACGCTTTATCTTCGGAAGTCCGAGAACGTTTTTTTGTTCTCTCTTTATCACCTAAAGGGTCTCTACCTAATGGATGTTTATCTTTTTTATAAGTATTACCTTCTCTTGGTCTACCACCTTTATCTTTAATTTCCTGTTTGATATTTTCTATTTGTTCTTCGATATCATCTGGTTCTTCATCTTCCATTGCAGGGTCATTACCTTCATCTTCAATAGAACGGAATCTGAATCTATCTTTTAAATCATCTAACATCATTACTCGTTGTTCATCTTGTTCACCACCACTTAATTTGAAGATGTTTTCATATACCCAATCTTTAGATAACATATTAAGACCTTGAATATCTTGAGCTAATCTGATTTTTTCACTCCACAGATTTACTTTTTCTTGTTCGTAAATTGTAGATGGATTTACCAACTTTAATTCAAAGTTAGTCATTTCAGAATCTTGAATTCCTTGTGAGTATAAATGTACGATAGCAATTTTAGATAATTCTGATACAACTGTTCTTTGGATTCTTTCAATAGTTCTTGCAAATCTTACATCTTCAGCTGCTAATGTTGCTTTACCATTTACATTTTCTTCATATCCTAAATATGCTCTTGGAATCTTTAATGCTGCGAATAATTTATTCTTTAAGTAATCAATATCATCAATAGTTGCATATTCTAAACCTGAAAGGTTATCAATGTTGGTTCCACTATCACTACCACGAACTGGAAGATAAAAATCTTCAGTTAGGTTTTGCATATTATACTTTAAGTTGTAATCACCAGTATTTCTATCAATAAAAGGAACCTTCTTCATCTTGTTGATGATTCTTTGCATATAGTTATCCACTTCTGTTGGTGGGATATTACCAATATCAATTTTGAAAACTCTTTTTTCAGGTGCTCTCATGATTCTATGGATTAACATAGCATCTTCCATTAGAGATAATTGTTTCCACAATCTTCTTCCATTCTCAATCATAGATTTACCATATGGTAACCAGTTAGTATCTGCTAACAACCTAAAATGAGCAATTTCAAAGTTTTCATATTCTTCTTTTCCATTCGGGTCCTCAGTAATTTTAAACTTTACTGAATTTGGATTCGATGGGTCTGTTCTTTCTAATCTTTCTGTATTGTAAACAGAGTGAGGAGTTACATTAACAATACCTTTACCCTCTGCTACTTCTAATCCTAAGAAAAAATCACCATACTTACACATATTTCTTACCCATGGCCATAGATTAAACTCTACGTTCATTACATCATAGAATAAGTTTTGTAGTAAGTCTTGTACTTTTTGATTATCAGATTGAATCATAAGTGTATCACCAAATTCATTTTTTAGTGTTGATTCATCTGCGTATATATCTAATGCTGAAGCAAGGATAGGGTCGTTATCCATTGCATCGAAGTCTCTGAATACCTCTCTACGAACTTGTTGGTATGCCATTGATTGTGCACCACCCGCTTGTTCAAAAAAAGATTTCTGTAATTTTGTGTATCTATCTCTTAAAGAAGATAAGTTTGTTTGTTGACGTTCATCACCATCAAACACTTTTCGTTTACCATCTTTATCGATAGTAACTACTGCTTGTGCTCTAAAGAGTTTTGTTAACCTCCCAAAAAATGAAGTATCTGCCATGTTTTCCTAATTTATGTTATAACCTTTATTAATTAATTTATTACCATTTTCTACAAGACCAATATCTTGCTTTGTGTCTTGGACCTGGTGAATCACAGTTGTGTCTTGCTCTAAATGCTTTTCTTGCATCTGGATTATTCTTTCGAATAGACATTGTTTTTTCTCCTGATTTCTTTGCGGAACTTCCTCCATGTCCGAAGTTTACTTTGACAACATTTCCTTTAGGGTTTTTAACATATACTTTGAATTTCTTGGTATCACCTTGCATTGGTTTACCCAATTTTACCGTCCTACCTTGATACTCAGCTTCATTTATATCTGCTTTGTATTCTTTCATAAACTCACAGAATTCTTTTATATCGTGATAATTTTCTACATTATATTCTTCTGTATGTGAATCTTCTTTAAGTAATTCTTGTAGTGATATCATAATTTTGTTTCTCCTAATATATAAATATAAGATTATTTAATTAACCAAGTTAAATCCTCATTTGAATCTCCAACTCTCATTTTCCAAGGATTTTCATCCATTGATGAGTTTCCTCCAAATCCCATTCCACTAACATCTAATTGATGTGCACCAATTCCACCCAATGCCTGTTTAGTTAAATCAATTCCTTCTTGTCTTAACCTTAAAGCAGTATCTCTTACCCACAATGATATTGCTAATGACATTGTTAAATCATCATTATAACCTCTCATTGCTTCCGCACGATTGCCGTTCCATATAAATGTAAATAATTCATCTATTGTTCTTGATGAACGAATAGTAATATCCTTTTCTCTAACATATTGTTCTAACTTAGATATGATTAGAGGTCTTGTTTTAGAAGTTGTAGAGAAACCTGCTGTCATATTTCTTTCTTCTCTATTATATTTGTTATTTAATTGATTTTCTACATCTACATACTTTAAATCTTTACTCATATAGAAAAGATTTCCATATCCTCTATCAATTACTTGTTGAATTACTGCCCAACCAATGTTTGCGTTCTCAATTACGAGTAATGCGTTGTTATAATCAGTTGAAAGTGAAACTAAGAAGTTTCCAAAATCTTTGGTATCTAATTTACCTTTATATTCTGCAACTTGAGATGATTCTTCTATATCAATAACATGGCAAGCCGAGAAATCGGCAGAATCACCACGAGCAACATCGGCAACTACCATGTAAGATTTCTGATAGTTTGGATATTCCCACTTCCAAAGGTTTCCATCGAACCCAGTCTTTTCTACTGGTTCTTGTACATATGATTCTTTATAAAACATTAAAAGTTGAGGGTCTATTACAGTATCACCAGAAGAAACGAAATCACAATCACATTCTTGTGCTGCTCCTTTTGGTCCTAATAGTACCTCTTGTTCATCTCTCCAAGATTGGTCTCTTTCTGGATGAACACTCCAATGTAATCTGATTGTATTAAAGGTATTTGTACCATCTTCTGCACCTACCCATGTTTTGTGAAAGAAGTTTCCTACACCATTTGGAGTAGAAAGGATAATTGCATTACCACCAGTTGATAAGGTAGATTGTGCTGATACCCAAATATCTTCAATCTTATCAATAAACGCTGCCTCATCAAATACTAAAAGGGATAGTGCTTCAGAACGACCAGCATCTCCAGCAGCTGATGTTGCTTTTATCTGAGAACCATTCGAGTATCTTAAAGATAGTTTGTTATCCTCTACTGTTGTTTGTTTTAACCACGATGGTAAGTATTGATTCATTACACGAACCTTCGTTACAAGGTTCTTAGCAACTTCTTGTTTAGTTGCAATTACTAATACATTAAAATCTTGATTGAATAACATTTTCCAAAGAGAAAATCCCGCCGTTAAGGTTGAAATACCTGTTTGTCGAGATTTAAGAATCACATTATATCTATGTTCTGTGAATTGGTCTAAAGTTTTTTCTTGAAACGGAAACAAATGAAAAGGAATTTTTCCCCTAACTGGATGTTGTATCATACAGTACTTCTTCATGAAGTATATAGGGTCTCCAGCACATTTCTGATACTCAAGTTTAATTATATCCTTTAAGCTTTGCTTAGCCATTTATTTTTTTCCTATTTTCCAATACATAGAACCCCCAACAAATGGTTTGTATTGACCAAGTTGGTTTGACATTCCAATATTTAAACCATAGATGTTCATCTTTTTAGTTTTTACTAAAACATTACCAGTAAAGTTACCTAATCCATTTGTTTGGTCCATTCCCAATCCAAATCCATAATAGAATTCTAATTTAGGAAGTTCTTTTACAATTGTAGTATTGTAAACTGTTGGAATTTTGAAGAACCAATCAATTTCTCTTGATTCGATTCTGTTTTGTGAGATAACATCAGTAAGAATACCATATCCTAAACTACTTGCTGGTTTATTTCCTAAAGAATCTGTGACTTCTTTTGGAAAATCATAATCAAGGCTTAGAGTATCAGTTACAGTTACCTTTGAGAAGTAATCTTTGATGATAGCAAGTGAATCTACATTCGCTGGTATTTCAACTTCTTTTATTATTTCTTTTGTAATGTACTTTGGTACATACTTTGTTACTTTAACTTCTTTTTCAATGTAAATTGTATCAGTTTCTTGTTTGATTAGTTCGTAATCTTTACCATCTACCTTTACAATTTCTTTATCACCATAATCAGTACCACATCCTCTTTGTAATGCGACAATAACTACAAGTGCAATTATTATTATTTCTTTTATATATTTTTTCATAAATAGTGTTCCAATTTAGCTTCTTTTAGTTTATCAAAAACCTCTATTCTTTTTTCTTCTAATTCTTTAATTTCGTTTTCTCCAAAATCAATAAGTTCTTGAATTTCTCCTTTAACTTCTTCAATTGGTTTAGGTAATTTCCAAGTTTCTGTTATTTTTCCTTGGTCATTAATCATTTCATACTCTTCTTTAACTTCACTTAAAGATTGTCTATATGAATCTAATTTTGTTTTACCAAATATAATCATTCGTGTCCAAACCTTGTAATCTTGATACTCTTTCCAAATACCAGCTGTTTTTATTTCATGCTCAATTTCAACCAAAGCATCCATGCAATAACCAGTCTTTTGAATCAATTTTTTATCTTTAGCTGTATATGTTTTGTTCGGATAAATTTTACATTTAGATTTTTCTTCTAAATATTTTCTAGCTTCTTGAAATGATTCAGAGTTTTTTCCTGTCTTTACAATAAATCCATCTTTCTTTTCGTATTTATGATGCTCATCTTCCCACTTATCACCAACTTTACGAGTTTCGGTCTTACCCTCATATCCGATAGTAGTATTCTTATCATACTGACCACTCTGTACCATATCTACCAACTTTCTACGAGTTGGATGCATATATTTCTTTTTGAATTCTTTACCCATTGTTACATATTAGGTTATAATGTTGTATATAAATATATAAAATTAAAGAAACCGATAATTTTAGAAGAAAATACCAAGTATTTGGTTTACCGATGCGAAAGTACCTGTAAGTTTAAAAGTATTTCCTTTATACAAGAATACGATACCTTCATTTGGTACAATTTTCTTAGAACCACCAATAGATTTCAATCTACCAAGTTCTAATTTAAGTTTTTCAATCTTTTTTGGGTCACCTGATTTCTTAACATCTTTAATTGTCTTATCAATTCGTTTTTTCATATCACGAACTGCTCCATCAGCGTTAACTGTTAATGCAGATGAGGTAAACTCTAACACTTCTGCACCTAAACCTAAGAATATCTGTTCAAACTTCATTAAGTTCTTCTTACCAATCTTCTTTTGGTCATCTTTATCTGTTTTCTTAGCCCATTCTAATGTTTTTTCATCAGTAATGTTCTTTTTATCTAATCTAAATCCCTTATCCATGAACGCCCATCTCTTAACTAACCCCATTTTGGTTTTGTTATCGAGTGATGATGGTGAATTCTTATCAACCCATTGTTCCCACCATGCTTGGTGATAGTTTGCAACACCATCTGTATCCTTTAATTTAAATTCTTTTTGTAATTTAGATATCATTGATGAGTATTTACTACGTTTTTTAGATAAATCTTGTGATTTTGGTAATTTTACGATAGGAGGTCCTTGAATAGTGTAATTATCTTGTACATCTTTGTTAACTTGTTTAATCATACCAGCTAATACTCTAGCCGCATCACCATTCTCTCCAATTGCAACACCTTCCATATTGAATTCCATAGTACCATGGAACACAAGTAACGCCTGACCATACGGAATCACATTAACTGATGTTGGGTATATCACCTCAAGGTTCATAAAACACGCACCTTGTTTGAATATCTTATCTCTTTGTTTATCGTTAAGTGATTTGATTGCATTTGATAGGTCTTTCATAGCATAATTGTATGCATCACTCAATCCACCCCTACCTTGGAACTTATCTGATACTCCTTTGATGTCTAAAGCGTTCTCACCTCTGTTCTTTAGGTGTCCTTTGTTTCTCGCTGCTACTAACCTACCATCTCTCCATGAAATAGCTAGTGCTTGACCATCTGTTTTCTCTCTTGTGAACTCAAGTGTACCTTCAAGTGCTCTATTTACTATATCTTTAAGTTGTCCAAAGGTTAAATTGATATCAGTATCAAATGGGTGAGACATATGTCCATACGCACCACCTTCTGTAATCAATCCTTCTCCTAAGAAGTTCTCTTTTTCTTTATTTTTCATCCATAATCCAATTTCTGGACCTTTTAAGTCTTTTGGTACATCTTTATAGGTTACTGATGGTTTGTATTTAACAAACTTATTCATATCCTTTCCAATCATTTTACCAAAAGAAATAATTCTATTATTATCTGCTTTAGATTGACCTTTCTTATACACAATAATATTCTCAGGTTTGAAATCTTGAAGTGTATTTAGATAAACTATCTCATCCCTTTCATCATTTGTATATTTTATCTTATTTAGAATCTTACTTAATACAATGGGTGAGTTCTTTCTAAGTATCCATGCTAAGAATAAAATGTGGTCATTTGTTTTAGGATATGGTTTTGATATTTTTAGGCTTGGAAGTATCTGAGATGTAAATCCAATCTTATCACACATATCCATATACTCTTTAGTATTTTTTGATGATTTAATTGATTTTAAGAACTCATCTTTAATTCTTTCACCACTAATTCCTTTTATTGATGGGTCATTTTGTAAGGCATCTAATAGTTCTTTATCCAATGTACCACCCAATCTTGTCCAAAATCTTAATGCTCTTAGTTTTCTTAATGGGTCTTCATCAAATCTTTCTTTTGCTTTACCAACTGTTCTGATATTTTTCTTTTTCAAATCAGCAATACCACCAACTAAATCTACAATCTCTTTTTTATCGATATCATAGAACAATGCATTTACAGTTAAATCTCTTCTTTTAACATCACCTTGAATATCAGTATAATCAACTGATGTAGGTCTTCTTCCCTTTCCTATATCTTTTCTGAATGTTGCTATTTCATATTCCACTTTGTTAATAAAAAGTGAAACAACTCCAAATGCCTTTCCAATCGGTTTAGATGATATACCATTATCCTTTGCTATCTTTTCAACTTCCTCTGGTTTAGCATCAGTTGCTAAATCAAAATCTTTAGGTGATTTACCTAAGATAGCATCTCTGATTGCTCCACCAACTACATAAAGTTTTTTACCATTCTTTTTGAATGCTTTATGTATTTTAATTACATCATTTGGTATTTTTAATTTAAGGTTTTTACTTTCACCTAACCTTTGTAATCCTGCAGGTGGTGATGTTAGTGGGTCATAACCAAAACATCTATTTCTATAATCTTGTTCTGATTCGTTTGGTAATCTTTTACATTGTTCATCTAATCCACTTCTATCGTGTTTAGAGAATTTACCTAATTTATCAAATGCTCTGAATGATTTTAGTTTATTTACTTTTTTAGATGTCATTACAGATAGTTGTTTATATCTCATGTGGTTTTTAACAATGTAAAATACATTTGCTGGATTACCACCAACTGATTCTATAAACTTTTTATACTTCTTTACTAAAGATGCAGATACTTTCTCATGTCCAAAGTGTGTAATGTGTCCTTTCTTTGGATGAATACCAGCAGTTTCATCTTTTCCTATATCATGGAACATTGCTGCAATTGCAATATCAATATCATCTTCTTTGATTGAACGATTTACAACTACGATTGTGTGTTTAAGTACATTACCCTCTGGATGTTTATCTACTCTTTGACCAAAGTTCTTAAGATTGTAAACTCTCTTTTGTAAATCAGAAGGCATCTTTTTAAATAAGGATTTGAAATCTTTAATTCCTAATTCTTTTAATCCTTCTTTAACTACTTTATCTTGTTTAAGTTTATAATGTATATCTCTACCATCCGCATCTTTACCGAATCCTTTACCAACTTGTTTTTTCCAAAGTAACTCTAAGAACTCTACTTTTTTTCTGTAAGACAATCCTTTTAACTTTTGATTGATTTGTTTTCTGTTTTTATAAACATACTTTTTAAAATCAATGTAAAAGAATTCATTTACTTCTTTTACAATATCGTATTGATATTCTTTATTAGAATCAGAATCTTTTCTATATTCTTTATTTCTCTTTTCGAACCTTTTCATATCCTCAGGTCCAGCATATCCAATCATTAATTCATTCTTACTACCGAACTTTTCTGCTTCTGCATCTCTTAATGCTGGTAAGAATCTAAATCTTGCTCTTTTAAGAACTCTTTTCTTTTTTCTTAATACATTCTTATGAACTATCTTTGCTTGTTGAATTGATAAATCAGTTTTTTTCATACCAGGAAATAAATCCTTCATAAATTCATCATATACTTGTAGGTATGCTTTTTTATATGCAATCTTTTTTAGTTTAACAAGAGATTTTCTTCTTTTCATCGTTCTTGCTCTTCTTCTTGCGATTTGAGCTCTTTTACCAGCCATCGCTGCTTTTCTTCTAAGTAATGCCGCTGGTCTTAATCTACCTTTACTTTCTTCTACATCCTCGGATATACCCATTTTTTCTTGCCACGAATCAAATGCATCAAAATCGTACTCTCCTTTTTGAGAATCATATCCACATGAATGACATAAATACTTTTCACTATCATCAGATTCTATTTCCCATTGGTGATTACATTTTTCACACTTAACTTCTGTTCCTGCAAGTTCTGAAATGAATCCTTCTTTAACCATTCTAAAGGTAACTACTTTTCTACCATTGATTGTTGGCATTCCATGTTCATCTTTACCGATTGATTTAACAACTGTCTTTTTATTCTTAAATCTACCAGTCATAATAGTATCACCAACTTTAATTGGTAGTACTATATTTTCATTTAAAGATGCTTCGTATTCTTCTTGTGATTTCTTATCACCTTTTTGAGAATCCAATGATTGTTCTTTTTCATCTTTGTTAATATCCAATCCTTTTACTAATTCGTAACCAACTAATGCTGCTTTACGAGTTACGTGCTTAAACCATTTAGAATAAGCATCTGATGAATAGATATCAACTTGGTTAGTTGCAGTTGTTGTACCAAGTACACCTGCTGGAAATGGAGTTACTGCTTTAACAGGTCCATTTGGATATGTTGGATGGTCATAGTAATCTTCTAATTCTTTGTTGGTAATCATATTTACTACTTCATAACCAATTCGTGTTGCTCTATCTACATTTATTTTAGAGAACACATCGTAATTTGGAAAAAAGAAGTTTGGCCCATCATCCACTTGACCTGTACTTATATTCGAACTTTCATTAATGAGCCAATCTTCAATCATTTCTTTAGAAATTTCAATAACTCCTTCATTAAGTTTATCAGTAATCATTTTGAAAATCGTTGCATTAAACTTTCCATATGCTCGCTTCTTAAAGAAATTCTTTTTCTGTTCATCAGAACCAACTGATAAACCATTACGAGTTTCTGTACCACTTATTCCACCACCACTTGATGGTGCTGCATAAACATATCCACCATCCCTATATCCCACAGATGGTTCTCCTTTGTATGATTGAAAATATTTACCACTATCGGGTTTTAATCTATTCTTATCTTTCATTCCAACAACAGTTACGAATGCAGTTGTTTTTTCATCAAACTTTTTAAGAATTTCTGTGGGTTTGTATGGATTCTTGACTTTATGTATTTTGGATTTTGGAATTCCAAACATAGTAGTCATAATTTTTACCTTCTCTTTGAAGTTAAAAGGTGACTTAGGTTTTGCAACCTTATCAGATGTACCAACATAAACATTATCCTTACCGAACTTTTTGACAAGGTGTTGGTAAGTATCAGCATGACCTTTATGCATAGGTTGAAACCTACCCACATAGATAACTACTGTCTTTTTTATAGGATTTTCATCCTCCATTATACTCTCTACGAGAAATTTGGAAAGTTTGTTCATATTCGGTACACCTTGTCAGTATATAAATATGGAATAATTTATAATTAGTGATTCTTGTAAATAAAGGGGTCTCTCTTACGAAGTTCTTCTAATTTTTTTTTGTATTGTTTTTTTAATTGTCTTCTTTTATACCAGTTATATGGAAACAAAAATATTTTTTTTATATAATTCATAATTTTAATTTTTATAGTACAATTCAGGATACTCTACTAGTATATGTATTCCCCCCTCAGATAAAGCCTTCTTATATGCTGGTAATATCTTTTCTGCAGTATCTAATTTTTCAATAGTACAGTTTGTAACCATTTGTTTAAATGCCTCTGTGTAATCTGCTTTATGTTGATGACCAGGGTCTAATGGTTTATCACTTCCCTTACCAACTCTTACAATTACATTTGGTTTCCATTCTCCATCAGACATTACTTCTAATTTATCTAAATGATTAATTAATTGGTTTGCTGCAAGAATAACAAAATCCCATCTTGGGTAAAAAGTAACAACTTGATGACCGGTCATTGCCAATCCCATAGTCATTCCCATTTGTGTTTCTTCCATTACTGGTGTTTCTATCATTCTTTCTTTTGGTAATCCCTCAATAGTTTTACTCATTGGGTTACCATAATAAACTATCTGTTGTCCGATGAATATTGTTTTATCATCTTCCATTGATAGTTTCATTGCTTCTGTTAAAGCATCTAAGTACGGTGTAAATTCTGGTTGTGCCATTAGTTGTTTTCTTTAAAATAGTTATAAGTTCTTTTTACTCCCTCTTCAAATCCAGTCTGAGGTAGTAATCCATATTTTTGTTGTATCGTAGTATTCATTCTTCTTCTTGGTTCTCCATTTGGTTTTGAAGTATCCCAAGTTACATTGATATCTTTACCACTTACTTTTATAATTGTATCAACCATTCTTTTGATTGATATTTCTTCACCACTACCCAAGTTGGATACGATGTGTAGTTTATCTTCGAAACATTTGATTGTGGCAGATGCAACATCTCCCGCGTAAATAAAATCACGAGTAGGTGTTCCATCACCCCAACCAACAATCTCCCTATCCGATTCATAAACCTTTTTGATATTGGCAGGTAGTGCCATTGCCCACTCACCAAAGTTATCATACTCACCAAAGATATTTGCTGGTCTTACAACTGTCCAATTTTTCCAATTGTGTTGAACACCATATGCTTCTAAGTATAATTCAGGTACTCTCTTACTCCACGATGGATACCAATCATGTTGTGATGGTAATGTTTTCCAAACTGTATCTTCTAC